ATCGACTTGATCGCATTGATGTCGTTGTCCGCCGACGCAGTGCGAAGGGTAGACTTCATCAAACGCTCAGACGTGAACTGGTTTTCTTTTGGAACAACCAGCTTGGTTGCCATCACGGCAATCTTGAGACCACGCTCGTCGGTAAACCCGGCAATGTCGATGATGCCTTGTTCGAGAGAAGTCTCGTTCAAGTCAGCAGAAACAGTGGGGGTGTTCGAGAACGTCGGGCCCAAGGCAGTGGGGTGAGCGGTGAAGCAAAGCTGCACGCCGTCGCCACCGGGGTAGGCTGAATCAAACGCGTTGTTCAGAATCGCCGCACCGTTAACTTGCTTGGTGTGGGCCATCGAACGCGCCAAAGCCTTCGTGTAACGCGAAGCCAAACGGTCATACAGGTTATCTTCAATCGCCTCTTCGGTGATTGAGAAAGCCAGTGCAACGGTCAGGTGGGTGTATCTCGCAGTGAAGGACTCGTTTGCTTGATCATACGACACGCCCGCACCTTCAGCCTTCGTCGGTGCCGACGCGAAGCCGGTCAGCATAACTTCTTCTTCAAACGCACGCTCAGACGCTTCAATTTCAAAGATGTCTTCGTGTTCGTTTTCGTAACGCTTGTACTCAAGACCAAACAGGGCGTTCAGTCCCGGCTCAAGCTCTTTTACCAGCTGTGAACGAGTAATAGCCATGGTTAAACCCCCGCAGTGCCTGTACCGGAATTGTACAGGTGGTTATTGATCTTAACGACCAGTTCAGCATACGCTGAGAGGAGGTCATTGTCGCCCGGAGCGTTATACACGCCAATTACCTTCATGGCGTAAGTAGCATTGCCGGTTGCCGGAACATCGACTTGTTGACCAGAAATACCGCTCGTCGTGCTGCCGCCAGTGGTCGTGACGATAACCGCATTACGACCGGGGGCCGTAACAGCTGCAATGCCAGAACACTGGACGACAAACGTAGCCAAAGGATCATCAACCACAAAAGCAACGATGTCCGAGGCAGCAATCGTACCGGGGTAATAGTTTCGGAACGTGGGTTTTTTGGTGGTCGGATCAGTATACTGACAACCAATAAAAACTCCCACAATGGGCCCTGCAGTAGCAATATTCACATAACCGCCAGAAAGGGTTACGCAATCGCCCTGATAAATCGCGGTGCCATAGCTGCTGGCAATACTGTAGGAAGTATTGCCGTTGTTTGCAACTGTGCTACCAAGCCGACCTACCGGACGAAAACCAAAGGCTTTGTTATTGTTAGCCATTAGAAATCTCCAAAAGATTTAGGATCAATTAACCCCCGTTACCACGGGGACCATTAAAAGTTACACGTGAGTCCCGTTCAGGACGGTTAATACGCATCGAAGAATGCGAATTCTCTCTCATCATGTCATTATCGACTGCTTGGAGTTGCTCGCGCGCCTTGTTACGATAATAGGCATTCCGTTCCTCTACCGTTTCAAGAGGAATCTTTGCCAGCATGAGCCCACCCACAGACACGACCCCCTTATAACGGCCGTCGTCCATCGTAGGCGTATGGTCACGTTCCGATTCCGGCAGTTCCTCGATTCGAACGAGTTCATAGCCTTCGCGGATTTTTCCATACACATGTTGTTTGTCTTCAAAACCGTTGACCGATGCTCTGATCCAACGATACTTGAAGCCTTCGGGCGCTTGCGGTGCATCCAAACGAGAAGGACGTGCCCACGGACGACGTTGCGCAGTCTCTGCACGTGTTTCTTCGGTGCGCGGAGTGCGATTGATTTTGCTATCACCAAGTTTTGGTATTTGGCTGTGTTCCATGGTTTAATCCTTCACATATTTGGCGTATTCCTCGAGAGGAACGCCAAGTTTTTTAGCAATCGCTACCTGACTCGGGGAAAGTCGAACGGAGCGGCGTGCAGTGTTGACCCCGGAAGACCGGGTGGCAGGCGCAACTGCTTGCACGGGACGTTGCACTCTGGTTTCTTGCTGGGAGACGGATTCCTTCTTGACTTTCGCCGGAAAAGTATCCGCAACTCTCCTGTCAAGCTCATCATAATACTCATCTGTGGTCGCGTCAAACCCTTCTTCTTCAATTAATTGACGGTGAATCCCCCAAACAGCATGAGTCATGACTTTATCTTGACCAAACCACGCGTTCCGTTCTGCCCACTCCTCGGCCCGCGGATCGGGCCTAGACGGCTGTTGTTGTTGCTGGGCAGCCTGCTGGGCGGCCTGTTGCTGATGCACAAGCAACTGCTGTTGCTCCTGTTCCCGCGCATAGGACGCTTCAACAATGCGCCGCTGCTCCATCAACAGCGAAGTCAGACGTTCGTGCGCGTCCGTTTCCGTGTCAATGTCGCCTTCTTCCCGGGCTTTACGGATAATCTGCTTGAGCGCTATGGATTGCGTCTCCGACCGGGTTTTAGCCTCACTCAGGCGTCCCGTGTCCGTGTGGTGCAGGCGTTGCTGTAGATCCTGCGCTTGACGCTGAACGCCCTGCGCATAATCCATTGCGGCCTTTTCCCGACGCTCTGTCTCCCGCAACCGAGAAGTCAGCTTGTCAATGCGCTTCTGGACCTTTTCCGTATAGTGGTCCAGTTCATCATTAGGCTTTTTCCTCGGCGCTTCAGTCCGTTCTACAGACTTTTCTTTGTTTTGCTCGGGTGATTCAAGTGCCGACGGTTTACCAGAAAAAGAAGCCTCCGCTTCCGGTTCTACCTCTACCGTGACCGCCTTTTCACCGTCTCCTAGCCCCAAGTCCAGCTGTGTATCTGCAGTTTCAATTGTCATACGTTCCTCACAGGTGTAAGACGTCTTCCGGGTCGTTTACCACGGCCAAGATTTCGTCATCGTTCAAAATACGGATTTCCCCGCCGTCAATATTCAGTCGCGCACCGCCATATCGGGCAAAAATTACCCAATCACCTTCCTTGCACCACGGCCCGTATGGGTATTTCTCTGCATCCGCATAGGCAAGATCGCCCATCTTCAGCACATACGCACAGGTGGTGGTCAGTTGGGTCAGCTTTCTGGTCTGGTCGGCCATGATGATCCCGCCCTTGGTCTTTTCCGCGCCAAGGTATGGAAGCACCGCGATCCGCCAGCCTGTAGGCCGCGGAATTCGATCCAAAATAGTTTGCGTCAACTTTGTCGGGTCCAAAGCGTCTTGAGTATAGACATCGTCCAACTCAGGGCCCTTCAGTTCTTTCGCCTCTTTCCATTTTTGTTCCAATGGAGTCAGCGTTTCCGTATCGCTCATGGTTATCCTCTCCGGGTTAGTAGTCATCTGAATGTTTCTTCAGTAGGTCTTTAACGACATCTTCTGAAAACTTCAGGCCCTCGAGGCGTCCCATCAGGTAACGATAGCGTTCCATGTCTGTCACAGATCCGCTCAACACTATTTCCTTCGCGTCAGCCTGTAACTGACGTAGTTGCTTCAATACCGCTTCAGCAAACTCGAGCATGGTCATTCCCATGTAATAGCAGGCAAGTTATGGCCTTGCCTGTTGGCCCTTACGCTTTAATACATTCCCACGGGCAATTTCCCGTCACGTTTATACGTTATTGATCCTCCCTTTTTCTTGATTGCAGTGATTTGATTACGCGTCTTGATGGATGTCCCAGTCTTGTCCTCCGGACCGCGGATATAGCCCTTCCGGCCCTCCTCCATGGCACTCTGGCGACGTTGCGCCATGCTGGAACTGACGGTTTTCTTACTGTTTTCCGAACGAAGTGGCATTTGGTGGTGCTCCTTTAAAAGCGGGCGTATTTGCCCGCAACATTGCAATTTGTTCTTGCGATCCAATACGTTTCTGCTCGATCTGCGTATCCTGTTGCAACTTCTGCTGCTTGAACGCAATTTCTGCCGCGTCGTTCTTTGCAGTGGCTGCAATTTCTTCCTTCTTGACCTCGACCAACGGATCGGACTGATCGCCAGAAAGTTTGGTCTGTATCTGTTTCATCTCTTGCATATACTGCGCAATTTTTCCCGCAATCATGCCTTCCTTTTGAAGAACAGATACCATGTCCTTTGGGTCCGTTCCATACTGGTTGAACAGTTCCGCGGCCACTTGCTCTTCAGCCTTTACCCGAATGTGATCAAACAAATGCTGTTGCAGGGTGACCGCGGCCGCAGGATTGCCTTGCACCGTCGGCGACAAACCCAACATTAAGTGCGACACAATGTGCGCATCGTGCTGCTGTCCAGCAAACGCCTTCAACGGCATGCCGTTCATTGCGTCCGAGTTCTCCGTTGCCGGGTCCTTTGGATGTTCAATGTGCTGCGGGGTAAGAATGGCGTCGATGTCGCGCACGTTCAGCGCCGTATACATCCGGTGGAACGCCTCATACATGTTGTGCATCTGCGGCGCGCTCTGCGCCAACTGCAACTGCGTCTGCGCCAACGTCACGCGCTGTGCGGACGAAAAGATGTTGGGGTCCGCCACCGGCAGAATGGCTACCAGATTGTCAAAGTCCTTCTTCTTCACGGTCCGCGAAGCACCCGGCACGTCATACGGATACTCGTCCGGCAGGAATTGCGAAAACCCCTTTGCCAGCATCTGGAATTCCTGCTTCTGCGC